ATTAAGCATGGGATGAATTTAACTGAAATGGCAAAATCACCAAAAAACCCGCATGAACAAGGAACGGTTAAACCTAAGAAAAGAAAAATTGTTGAGTTCACAAAAGATCCTGTTTTAAATAAGATACTGAATGAAACAGCAAACGAAGAATGGAAAACTATGGGTGGTAAAACATTTTCAGATGGAAAAGCAGGAATGGCCTCTATGATGGGTATGCAATCTCCAGGTGAAATATTTGGAGGAAAACCAACTATAGAGCAAATGCTTCCACAAGATAGAAAACACGTACAAGTTAGTGATGATATGGCAGAAGTATTAACAAAAGACTATTCTGCCTTGATGAAAAAAATAGACGAAAAAGCAAACAAAAAAAGACCTTAATAAATGGCAATACCTGCTAGAAAAATATTTAGAATAAACCCTGCAGATGAAGACGATAGAATTGCTGTAGGGATAGACTTACCAATGGTAAAAGCTAGCGGAGCACCATTCCCACAGACAAGGTTGACAATAGATGCAGCAAAAGCTAATCTTAAAAACTTAATATTAACTAGAAAAGGAGAAAGACCTTTTCACCCTGAATTGGGCACTAGTATATATGACTTCTTATTTGACCCTAATATGGATGAAATGATGGTAAATATTGAGGAAGAAATAAGTAATGCAATAACAAAATTTTTACCTTACGTTATTGTAACTGATTTAATTGTCGCAGTAGCAGACCAATCATATGGTTTTAGTGATAATTTTAATGGTGTAAGAATAAGCATATCCTTCACATTAGCAGGAAATAGGTTTGATGAAGAATCAATTGTTGTCGTAATAGGAGCAGAATAATGGCATTAGTAAAAAAAGAAGTAAAATATTTGAATAAAGACTTTTCTCAGTTTAGAGAAAAGCTAGTTAATTTTGCAAAGGTGTACTTTCCTGACACGTATACTGACTTTAATGAAACATCTCCTGGAATGATGTTTATTGAAATGGCAGCATATGTTGGTGATGTATTATCAATGTATATAGACAATCAACTTAAAGAGTCCATGCTATTGCATGCTGAAGATTCTCAAAATATATACGATATTGCTCAAGCATTGGGATATAAACCTCAACCATCCGCAGCTGCAACTACAACTTTAGATATATTTCATTTAGTACCAGCTATTGGAAGTGGAGTAAACATTGCACCAGATTTTAGATATGCTCAAGAATTGCAAGAAGGAATGACAATGAAATCTACAGAAAATGCTGATGTTGAATTTAGAACACTTGAAGCTGTAAACTTTGGATTTTCAAGTTCAAATAACCAAACTGATGTATCAATATATAAGGTAGATGAAACAACAGGAGTTCCTCAATTTTACCTATTACAGAAAAGTGTTAAAGCTATTTCTGGAAAATTAGAATCTGAAAACTTTACATTTACTTCGCCTAAAAAGTTTGATAGAATACGATTAGAACCAAATAATATAATTGACATTGTAGACGCCAAAGACATTGATGGAAATAGATGGTATGAAGTAGACTATTTAGCTCAGGATACAGTTTACACTGAAATAAAACAAGGAGAAGCGGTAGATCCTTTATTATCTCCATACGAAGACTCAGTACCATACATATTATCACTAAGACGTGTGCCTAAGCGATTTACTAAAAAAATAACTTCAGATAACCAAATAGAATTACATTTTGGAGCAGGAGTATCTGCAAATGCTGATGAAATAATACTTCCAAATCCTATAAACATTGGAATGCAGTTACCATATGGAAATACTGCAGGATTAGACAACGCGTATGATCCAACAAATGTATTGTTTACTAGAGGATATGGTCAAGCACCTTCTGATACAACATTAGTTGTTAGATATTATACTGGTGGTGGAATAGAAGCTAATGTTGCATCAAAAACCCTTACAGACATTACATTTAAGGAATTTATTGGTGGATCAGAAGGATTAGACGAAGGAGTTATAAAGTTTGCACAAGATTCTATGGCTTGTACAAATCCTAGTCCTGCAACAGGTGGTAGAGGACAGGAAACTGTTGAAGAAATTAGACAAAATGCAATGGCAGCTTATGCATCACAAAATAGAGCAGTTACAAAGGAAGATTATATTGCAAGAGTATATTCTCTTCCAGGAAAATACGGTAGTATTGCAAAAGCTTATGTTGAACGTGATGAACAAAATTCACAAGGAACAGGCAATGATGATTTTAATCCTTTGGCCATAAACATATATACACTATCGTATAACTCGTCAAAACAACTATTATCCTCTAATTTAGCAACAAAAACAAATCTAAAAACGTATCTTAAAAAATATAGAATGTTAACTGATGGAATTAATTTAAAAAATGCCCACATTATAAACATTGGAGTTAGATTTGAAATATTACCTAGGCCTGATGTAATAACCAAAGAAGTATTACTTAAAACTATTGATGAAGCAAAGCGCTATTTTGCTATTGAGAAATGGCAAATAAATGAACCAATCTCTGTTTCAGACCTAGCTGCAGTTTTAGACCAAGTCGAAGGAGTACAGTCTATTCTAAACTTAACAATATCTAATAGGTTCGATACAGATTCTGGATATTCTGGAAACTATTATGATATTGGTGAAGCTACAAAAAATAATATTATTTATCCGTCAATGGATCCTTCTATATTTGAAGTAAAATATCCAGATACAGATATAGAAGCAAGAATAGTAGGAGCATAATTATGATATATAATATAACATCGTCTATTGATTCAACTATGTATGAGCAGTATGAGAATAGAAATACTGGCATAGACCAAGTACTACAAATTGAAAAGATAATATCTGAGTCTTCAACGAATAATACGTTTAATTCCAGAATACTTACTAAGTTTAATTTAGGATATATTTCACAATCCATACTAGATGGTCACATTAAAGATACTTTCAAAGCAACTCTAAAACTATATACACATGAAGCTGTTGCTATACCATTTACATATGAAATACAGGCATATGCGGTTTCTCAATCTTGGGAAATGGGAGTTGGTAGATCTACTCACAACCCTAAAACAACTGAAGGTGTTAGTTGGACATATAGAGACGGAGAATCAGCAGGAACAGCCTGGCAAACTGCAAGTGCAGCAATGACAACTGGAACTACTGCAAGCTTTGCTAACCTTACGAACGTAGGAGGTGGAAGTTGGTGGACTGCAAGCGGAGCTAGCCAAACATTTGAATATGAAACTACAGACTTATCGCTTGATGTAACAGGCATTGTTACTGGTTGGATTAGTGGTAGTTGGAATGGAGGCCAAGCCCTAGCAAATGACGGATTCATTGTATTAAGACCTGAATTGCAAGAATCGAATGGAAGTAATTTTGGACAACTATCATTCTTTTCAAAGGAAACACATACAATATATCACCCTAAATTAGAAATTGCATGGGATGATAATATATTAAACCTAACCGGGTTGTCCGAACTTGACATTACTGGTGATGTTTTTGTATATGTACGAAATAATAGAGAACTAATCCACAGAGACAGTAAAGAAAGAATACGTGTTGTAGGTAGAGAACGATATCCTGTTAAAACATATGCAACTGCATCTGAAAATATGATAATTAAGCATTTACCAACGTCTTCATATTGGTCAATACAAGATTATAATACTGGAGAAACAGTTATTGATTATGACGAATCATATACACAACTAAGTTGTGATGGTAGTGGAAATTACTTTGACATATGGATGGACCAATTAGAATCAAACAGAAGATATAAGTTTCTAATAAAAAGTGTAAGTGGTGGTGGAAATATTAGAAAAATATTTGATGATGATTTAACATTTAAGATAGTTGATTAAAATGGCAAAACCAAGATATAGAAGTCAAAAAACCGTACAATCGGTAAAAGAAAAACCTCTTTCCCCTAGAACAGACTTTGTAGGAGAAAGAGACGCGACGATACTTCAGCCAGATAATGGAGCTGTTTCTATTGTAACTGTACAAGATGATTATTATCCTTGGGATGCAGGTGCACATATTATTGCCGAAAATGTTGAACAGTTTCAAATAAATACGGAATTAGCGTATTTGGAAACAGCAGCAGATAAAACACATAGAGATCCTAACGGAAATATTATTTCACAGGTAAATAGCGACGCTATTGGCCAAGACTTTGTTATAGTCCCACAGCGATATGTTTTAGAACGAGACCAATACATAGAAGTAGTAGATACTTCAATGACTGAACTATTACCAGCTGTAGTATATGGTCCTAAAGGAGCTCCAATATTACGATCAAATCCTAATTCTGGAGAAACAACTGGTATTATCATTTTTCCATCTCTAGGAACAGTTGACGGAAAAATATCTGATGATATTTCTATTTTTGACGATCCAGGATTATCTGCTACTGTTTTTCGATTTTCTGGAAATCATAGTAGAGTATTGGTTGCAGATGCATATAGCTATCTTGCAGAAGATGATATTGAAATCGAAGATGGATTGACATATGAATGGATATATAATTCTGATAACCCTGCAAAGCATGGACTAGAAACTAGAAAAAAAATTAGTAATAAAGTTGTTTCTAGAACAAAAAAATTATCTTTAATAAATGGAACAATTTTTGATACTGGATATTATACGTGTAGAATAAAAAATGAACGTGGAACAATTGAAACACCTTCAATATATGTTTTATGTGTAGGTGGTTTAATAATTGAAAGAGACCAAATTCTTAATCCAGAAACTAATGAATTTATAGGATTCGGAGCTGCAACAGGAGAAGTAATAGAAGACCTTCAACACAATGACACTTACAAAATAACAGACGGTTGGTTTGATTATGATGAAGAAAATAATGAATGGTTTAGAACAGCTTGGGATTCTGTAAATGAAGAATGGTATATACGAGATTCTTATAGAACATTTAACCCATGGAGAGTTCCAAAATATGGTCCAGAACCAAAAGAAAACGAAGTACCTGATGAAAAAGTCTCAAGGCCTACAAAAACCCAAGCAGTCTCTAGAGTTTCTGAACAGCCTAGACCGAGACGTAAACAACAGCCAACCGTTAGGCCACAGCAACAAGTTGTACGAACAACTCTTCCGTCCAAAAGGACAGGTAGAAATACAAGGATACAAGAATCATAATGACTTGGAACACTAAATATAAACAGGAGGACTTAAGACTTATTCCATCAAAGGCAATATTATCCGACTTTGGTAAGGCAATAGATGTTGAAGACGTTGTAGAATTACATATATTTTCAAGTGATGGTACAACAAAATTATTTTCAGTACCTGACATAACATCATATAAAGTTGCTGAAGGAGGAATTCTTGATGATGGTACAGTAAATGATGATTCAGTTGTCTTTCTAGATTTACACAATGATATTAGAAATTATGTAAGTGCAGGTACTTTTGTTGTAAAATATAACTTTTTTAGAACATTAGTTGGTAGTAATAATCTAGGTTTAAATGATCTATTTGTTGATGAAATAAGTACTAGCAGACGGGAAATAAGATTAAAGATTAGTCCTAATGCAACACAATTAGAAAAAGAAATCTTTGAAGATTTTGCAGACAAATTATCTATTAAAGGATCTGTAGAACATTGGGTAGATGTACATATTAATTTTGGTGATGGACTTACCCCACTTGCAGTAAACTGGTCTATAGACAAGCTCACAACTCCAGAATTTCCATATTCTATAGTATTAAAACTATATGAACCACTTCCTATTGAAGTAAAGACAAAACAGCCATGTTGGATTGTTCAAGAAATGATAACTCCTGTACAAGAAACTGTTTATGTAGAATCTCCAGATATAGAAAAGCAAGTTAACCTTTTATCCGGCCCAAATTTTAGTGCTGGAAGTGCAGATGGTCTTGGTCCTGGAACATCAAACTTTTACAATTGGAATACACTAACTGACGCAAAAGAAGAAGTCGTTAATAAGGTACTAAATAGGTATTTTTCAAGTAGTTTAGATAACGTAAGACTTAGTGTTGATTATAGAAAATATGAACACTTTGTTCGGTTTGGTTCTGCAAAACAAAGATTAACAAATTTCCAGTATAAGTTATCACAATTAGAATTTTATGATGGTAAAATAGCTGATTTATCATTTAATTCTTTGGCAACACAAAGCAACTCAGATGTAACAGGGTCGTATTATTATACAAAGAATGTACAAAACTTTAAAACACAAAAAAATAATATAATTTCTAAGTTTGATGGATATGAAAAGTTTCTATATCAAGAATCTGCATCAAATGAAGCTAGCTCATTAGGAACCTTTTATCCTTCAACATGGCCAAAATTATCATTAGTCCAAACACCTAAAACACCACACACTAATCTCTCTGTAACTTCATCAGAAGCAATTGATTGGTTTGATGGTGCAATTTCATCTGCATCAATGTATGATGATAAAAACATTCATTCACTACAAAATACTGCAGTACCTTTACATATTCACGACGATCCTACACTAGGAACTGATGCAAATATAAATGGAGAGTATATTAAATTTGTTCATATGATTGGAGAGTTTTTTGACAATATCTATCTTTATGTAACTGCAATTCCTGAAACATGGGACAGACACAATGCACTTGATGCAAGTCTAATTGAAGGACAATTCAGTGGCTCAGATATGATATCGAAAGATTTAATTTACATGGGATTAAAGTCTTTAGGATATAGCCAGTGTTTGAAATCAAATGAACAAGACCTTTGGACTTATGTAATAGGAACAGATAATTCAGGAAGTTATGGCGATAAATTTGACTATTTTGAAACAAACGATTGGTCATTTTGGGAATCACCAGATAATCAATATGCTTCTGGAAGTTATATAGGTGGTACTTCTGAATTTTCACAATCAAGAATATATGCGTCAGACTTTTATCAAACTTCACATTCTATTGCTAGAGAAAATGTTAGGTTAGAATTTGGAAAAAGATTGTTAAATAATTTACCACACCTAATGAAAACAAAGGGTACAAAAGAAAATCTTCATGCATATATGAATATTTATGGTATACCTAGAACCCTGTTTAGAATAAAAGAATGGGGTGGAACTGTACCAATTGATTATTTTTCAAACGAATATTTTGAATATGACACTTATAATTATGGTTTAAACTTTACTGGAAACTCAAATATTACTGCATCTTGGGATGAAGTAGTTAATCCAACCATAATGGCAGATAACGGAAATAGAAGTCAGTTTCCAGATACGGTAGAATTTAGGTTTAAGCTTCCTGATCTAAAAGACTTTAATTTAAAATGTGGAAAAAGCCAGTTCCAAGAGCTTAAAAACAACGCCAACAAGAAAGACATGGTGATGGCTCAAATAAATTCAAGTTCATTTATTGCTGTTGAACATGCATCAACAATCACTGGAGCTACTAACTATGCAACTTCATCTATTGGTGCAATATTCTCTACAGCCGATGATAGTAAATATGGTAGAGTAAAATTTGCATTAAAGACTCATGAATATCCAGGAGCTAATGAAGAATTTATATCTGTTGTAACCGATTGGGCCCCAATATATGATGGAGATTGGTGGAACGTAATGGTTAGTAGAAACTCTCCTACTGCAACAACTGTTTCTGCATCTAATGCTGAAAACTTTACATATAATTTACATTGTAAGAAGTCTACTGATTGGTCAAGAGGCACAATTACACATCAATTATCAGCAAGCTTAAAGACTACGGGAAGCACTTCTACAGGATTTTTTGCAAATGCAAGTTGGAATTCTGATGGATATATAGATACACAATGGGTTAGTAGTAGTTTTTTAACGCCTGAAAACACCCATTCATCTGATAATGGATATACTGTAGGTACGTATGCCGCAAACTTTGACTCGTTCTTTATAGGAGGAGCTGTAAATAGTGGAAATTGGTCAATAAACAATGTTTCATCTTCTAACGAACAAGATGGAAATCGTGTTACTGACTATCACAATTTTAGTGGATCCTTACAAGAATTTCGTTTTTGGATGAAGCCGTTGTCTGAATCTGCATTCAATAATCACGTGCTTAATCCAATGGCTATTGATGGTAATACATATACATCATCATTTAGCGACCTTATTGCAAGATATTCATTAGGAGCAGATTTAAAAACGTATGCGTTAGGTGATGGATCTATAATTAGATCTTCACATCCAAATCAGGATATTGAACGACCATTCCAATCAAATAGAAGCACTAATATTACAGCAAGTGGATTTAATGGAACAGTTGATTTTATAGAATCTTTTGAAAAAGTTGCAACAATTGTTCCAAATTCAATTGGACTAAATGCTGGCCAACAAAAAATAAGAATACAAGAAAACACATTAGAAGGTAATCTTTCTTATAATAAAAAAGCTGAAGTTCCTAGCGGCCACCCTGCTGATGTAAATAGAGTTTCAATACAACTTACACCAGTTGACCAAATAAACATTGACATGGAACATCAATTAGGTGGAATAGAATTTAATGACCTAGTTGGAGATCCTAGAGCAAAATATAAAACATATTATGATGATGTTGTATTTTATGATAATCACTATTGGCTAAAGCATTTTGGACCGTTTAAATATTCAGAATTCTTTAAAATGATAAGATACTACGATGATACAGTACTTTGTCAAATGAAAAGAAATGTTCCTGGAAGAAATAAACCGGACTTTAATGTTTCAATAGAACCTCACATATTAGAAAGACCTCGCATACCTGAAAGAAAGCCAACAATAGAACATATACAACTAGAAGGTTCAGCATCATCTCGTGTATATGCAAATGGAAATACTACAGAATTAGGAAGGTTTAAACATAATGGTCCTGGTGATCCATTTTATAATAGTTGGGATAACAATGGACCTGAAGAATCTAGATATGGAGATTTAATTACTCCACATTATAATTCTGGACATAGAAACCAATCACATCAATTACCTCAATTGTTTCCTTCGTTTGGAACCGGTGGTCAACGTGAACGAGAAAGAAATGTAACTGGATTGTTTAGAACTACAGTTGGAGAACTTGAAGCAACTATAATAAAAAAACCCTTTGAACCACTTATAAAGGATGATATTTTTATGTGTTGGGAAAGAGACCAACATGGTGGTGCTGCAAGATATGAGTGGCATTTACCAGTTTATTGGAGCGGCAGTTTTGGAAACTATTCAGATTATACTGTAACAGGAACAACCACAGAAGCTGCAACAAAGGCTTCAACTACAATTGGATTAGCAGGAACATTTCCAAATGCAGGAGCAGAAACTTATTCATCAAAGTCTATAGTTTTAACATCGACAAACGGAACAGTTGTAACATTTTTATGCCACGATTCTGCTAATCTAAAAGGAGAAGGATCAACTGAATCACAAGGAGCAAATGTTGCCGGATCTGTATTTGTATATAATAGTAACCCATCCGCACTTGCAGCAAATATCAGAACGGCAATAAATGGCCACAGTTTATTTACATGTGGCGCGGTTCATCAAGATGGAACAACTACAAATTCTTCTGGTGACCAAACAGCAATATTTAGAGTACCAATTACACAATCAGCTATTGGCGATAATGGTAATACACATATGTTTGGAACGTTCTTTCCTCCTTATGCATATAGTGCTCTTCAAGCTTCTCAACAAGGATTATTTGCAGCGCATAGTGCAAGTAGACTTCATGTATTTCCTAATGAGAACGGATTTGCAGGTGGTAAAAATGTAAGGAAATTTCCAAAAATAACTCTTCTAAGTGATTCTACCAGGACTCAGGTAACACAAGCAAATGCATACTGGGAAAGAGACGTTTTCATGACTGTTAGTCATCCTATGGATCCTAGAGAAAATGAAGTATTCTTTGACTTTAATAAGAATGAATATTTAACAACAAATTTATTTCCAAATAAACCTGTATTTGATAGACCAACAAATTATCCAGTAATAAACAATGGCTTAACTTCTTATGCTGATAATAAGTCTTGTCGAGATAGAGGTAAAGAATTTTTCTATCCGTTTATTGGAAATCAAAGAGAATCTTTTTATAAGTTTACTGAACTACATAGGTTTGGAACTGAACTTAGCCAATCTTTAGGAATAAAAGTACCTAGAATACAATTTGGACAAGCCGACTTGGGATATGGCAATTTAGATGGACAATCTATTGTTTCACATAGTGGAGCTCCTATACAAAATCTAAATGGAATATCAGTACTTAGTAGATCTGCACAATATCAAGACTATAGAGCTAAAGGCATACAAAACTTAATATATGACGGCTGCATGATGTCAGCGTCAGACTTTAATATAGATTCACCACAAACTATTGACGGAGGACCTGTTGTAGAAGTAATTGATACAACACCGTTCACACTAACAGCAACACCATCAACACTTGGCGAAGGTCCAGGTGCAATATCAGGAGAAGGTATTGGTAGAGGAGTAGGTCAATACTCTGGAAGACCAATCGGAAGAGCACCTGCAGCTGGTAGAGGACAGGTTACATCCGGTGGTAGATATAACTACTATAGGTCTAGTAGAAATGCACCTCAAGGAAATCAAGTGCTATAATATATATAAAATTAAAACAGTTTTATATTTATTATTGATATATAATCTGTAACAAATGGAGACAACAAAATGGGATACTTAGATAAAACAACGATAACAGTTGACGCAATCTTAACTAAAAAAGGAAGAGAACTATTAGCAAAAAATAGATCTGCCTTCAATATTACAAAATTTGCTCTTGCAGATGATGAAATTGACTATAACTTATGGGATGTTAATCATGCCCTAGGAACAAACTACTACGGACAAGCAATAGAATCAATGCCTATTGTCGAAGCAAGTCCAGATGAAACACAAATGATGAGGTATAAATTGGTAACATTACCAAAGAATATATCTAAAATGCCAGTTGTGGCTGCATTACCTGCTGCGGTAACATTAACATCCGCAGGACAAAATGCAACAGTAGTTCCTTCAACAACAAACTTTCAAAATGGAAATAATACTTTCGGATACACAGCAATTCTTGCAGATTCAGATGTATGTTATTTAAACATTGCACCAGGAGGAGCTGTAGACTCAAGGTTTAATCCATCTGTACCAAGCCCTATTGAAACGAATGTTAAGTCTATAAGTTTAGTTGGAAAGTCATTTCAAATTGTGGCAAAAGCACAACCATTACAAAGTGTATCAACAACATTAACCATTATTGGAAACGAAACAGGTGGATCTGCAACTGTGACTATTACTGTTAACAAGGAAGAAGTCAGTACCAATATACTAGAGTCACCAGCATATAGATAGGGAAATAAACAATGGCAAATTATAGAGACAGCAGAGGAAACCCAGTTTCTCCAGCAAGATTAAGTCCTAGTAAAGGACAAAACCAAAGTGATAGAGTCACTAGAGACCGAGAAAGACCTCAACAAGAACCAAGTAGAAGACCTTTCGTACGACCTAGGCCAAATCCTATTACACCAAGAGCTATAACTTCAGTATTTTCTGAATTTGGAGCTGATGACATTGTAGAAAATTTAGATTCTGATGTAGTAACAGCTGCATTGTTTTCTGAAAACCAAGGAGAAATAACAGGAATGTTTACTTCTTCTGCTCAAAGTCAAAGTTCTGGAGAATATTATTTAGATGTATACCAAAAAGATCCATCAAGAAATAATAATCAAGAAATTCAGTTTGCACTCGCGTTTGGACACTATGCAGGATCAGGTTCACAACCTCCTCAGTATGCTTCTGTTGGATTTACTCCAAGTAAAGCAATATACACTCAGTATGCAAATACATTATTAAACGCAGGAGATTCAAGATTTACTGTTAATAATGTACATCCTAATTCTCATGCAAACCTTGAAATGATTTATGCTATAAATTTCCAGCGAACTAGAATGAAAGAAAAAATAGATCCGGGTAATTGGGAACTACATGTTTCAGGAACACAATATCCTATCAAATTAATTGATGACTCTACAGTATCAGATGGAACAGTTACTGAAGCAGGAAGACAATACTTTATTAGGAGTGGTACTATAGATTCAGGTGTAATGGCAGCAAATACATTTCACTATGGTTTAGTTTATCCTGACATGGGAGTAATAATTTTAGATCCAATGGCAATTAGTGGAAGTGCAAGAATAAGAGTTAACTCTTCATCGTTTGCATATTCATCAACAGCAGTAACGGTTTCAAATGCAAATACATCCGACTTCTTTACACACTTAAGTGGATCTTCAACTGCACAAGTTGGTTATTTAGCTGCAAGAAATAAAGAAACAATTCACTCTACTCACTACTTTATACGAGTTAAAAATAATGAATTTAACTTTTCAAATAATCCTACATTTACATCAGGATCTACTGGAACTTTTGCAAATGCATCGTTCTTTAGAGATCCAAAATCATATGTAACTTCACTAGGACTATATAATGACAATAATGAATTATTGGCTATAGCAAAATTAAGTAAGCCATTATTAAAAACATTTTCAAGAGAGGCTCTTGTACGTGTAAAACTTGAATTCTAAATAGGGAAAAAGTATGTCCGAAGTTTTTAAGACATTTGAGAAAGATGACATACAGGTACGAGGTTTTACTGCAAACAAATCTTATGACCTAACACTATCTACTTATTCTGCATCATATAAACCAGAATCGCCTATGACAGTTGGATCAGATCTAATTGTACCGGCAATATATGGATATGTAGGTAAAGCTGATAGGTTTAGCGAGTTTAATAGTGGAAGTGAAGACGTAAATTCAATTAATTCTATTCCGTCAAGGTCTATTTGGGATAATCTTTGGCATATGTATTATAGAGATTGGCCAAATCCTGGACAAGTATTCTGTTCAACAGGAGATTCACGCGAACATAGGGAACTATATGATACTGCATATGTAATTTCTGTACCACATTACATTTATGGATCAGCAATACTGCGAGGATCAGTAGAGGTATCTTTTGCATCTACAGCATCTGGTGCACCTAATGGACATACAATAAACTTAAAGGATGATGGACAAGGAAACCTATATAATTCAGCCTATGCAACTTCAAGTGGAATTACTACAGATTCAAGTGTTCCTCCGAATGAGGGAACAGTTGTATATTTACCCTTTAAAGACCTTACTCCATATCAATATATGCCTGAATATGGTAAAGGATTTTTAAACGAACAAATAGCTTCTGGCAGCATTACAGATTTTAGCATGTACCAGAATGAAATATCATCAAATAGAGTAAAGGTACTTACTGGAAGTGCATATGGAACAGGAATAGAATTTACAGGAAAATATGGAGATTCTACAACAATACCAACTAGTACAACTGAACAAAAATTCATAGACAGTTGGAGCTTTGTAAAAATAGATCCAGATTATAACGGAAATCCACAGTGTGACTTTATTGAGAACGAAGACTTTGCTGTATCTTTTTATTTAAAGGCTAATTCTACACAACACACTGGAAGTAATAGTTTTAAAACTAGTACAATTTTAAGCCATGTAATAAAAACACAAAATAGTGAATCTTTTATTATAGGTAAAGATGATGAAGACGATATAAATGGCGACAATAATTCTCAGTATCCATTTAAGATATACATTAACAATAATGATGGCCATTTGCATGCAAGTAGAAAGGATGGCTCAGGCCAGGTAGAAACTTGTGTATATGAAACTAATGTTAGAGACGGAGTATTTAGACATTTTCTTTTCCAAAAATCAGGTTCTAATCTAGACTTATATGTAGATTATAAACTTTCCAATGGCGACCATGCAACAATGACAGATGCCGGCCAAATAAGAAACCAAAATCCTATTATATTAGGTGCACAACAATACCAATTAGAAGGAACTCCAAATTCTACAACAAACACAAGGCCTGCAGAAACTTATGTAACACGACCTTTTGGTGGTCAAATAGATGAATTTAGAATATATAGTGGCTCACTTAGTACTACACAAATAAATTATATGAGTGCATCAAGCGGCACAGGCCTTAATCACTGGGGTAATATATTTTACGAACATGGACAAATTGTAGTAACACATCCATCTTCGTCATATGTAGCAGAAGCACCAAGGTCAGCAAACATTAAATTCAGAAACACTACAAGAATAACTGAAAACATGTTTACTTGTGAAGCAAAGGCAACAGAGTACAATCAAACCTTTAATCCATCTGTAATTAAAAACCACAAAACAAAAGAATTATATAACTATACTAGTGGAGATAGATGGAATCCATATATTACACGAATAGGATTATATAACGATGCAGGAGAACTATTAGTAATAGGCTCATTAGCCCAACCAATTTTTAAAATGGTAGATTATGATATGACTTTTGTTGTTCGGTTTGATACTTAGTGCTCTTTCGCTATATTTATATATAGTTAAGGAGTGCAAAATCACATAGGAGAATTATTTTGGCAATGATATTTAGAGATACGAAAGGATCACCGTTAACCCATGCAGAGGTTGATGGCAATTTTAGGCACCTTACTGGGTCACAGATTATATCCAGTAGCGGTACTCCAACAAATCAGGCAACACTGAGAGTTCAAGGAGCAATATCTGCTTCAGGAGCCCTAACAGCAAGTGCACTAACACTTACTGGTGCAGGATTTACACACTTAAACTTAACATCAATCAGTGCATCTGCAGGTATTAGTGCATCTGGAAATATAACTGCATCAAACCTGTTTTTATCAGGAAATGCACAAATTAAAGGTAATATCACTTTAGGTGGTAACATGAATAGTGGAGATGCTTCTTCAGATTCACTTACCATTAATGCAGATATTACTTCAAATTTAAGGCCCGATACAGATAATACCTTTGACATAGGAACTGAGGCTTTAAGATGGCAAGATGTACATGCAACTTCAGTTAACGCGGAAGTTCTTGCACTTAATCAAATAACAGCTTCAGGAACGTCAACACTTGCAGCTGGACAAAATGGAATTTGGATGGGACCCTTTTCAATCAGTGGTACCGTTGACATAGGAGCTGGCAGTAATTTTGTAGTTACGAGCTTTAACCGAATGAAAGAAATAAATTTAATAAATGTTAGTGACTACTAAAACTAAACAGAATACGGAGCGAATAAAATGAGTAGACTTAATGTAAACAGTGTTAACCCACATGACGGAACGAAAGTATCCATAACAGGATCCACGAATGGTGGAGTTGTTATTAGTGGATCTGGAGATAATAAAACAAATCCCCTACTAGCTGTACATGGAACAATATCAGCATCAGGAAATTTAACAGCATCAAATGCCTTTATTAGTGGAAATATTCACGCTAAAGGAAATATATATGTTGAAGGACATACAACTTTAAGTGCATATACACATGGTGGAATTCAGTTAGGAGATACAAACACTGATAATGTAACATTTGGCGCAGATGTAAACTCTTCCATTATACCAAACATAAATAATACTTATGACTTAGGTTCAGATGCACAAGAATGGAGAAATATATATGTTGAAGGAACAGGATACATTGACACAATTATCCAAGATGATTCATCTATAACTAATACTTTTAAAGGTGATTCTCAATTTATTGACGATGCAGGTTCTGTAGGTCTATTTCAAGATTCTTCAAATGGTAATGTAGGTATTAAAACTGCAGATCCTAACTCAGACTTTACTGTATTTGGTAACATTAGTGCAAGTGGACAGCTTTCAGTAGGAGGTAAAGGTGATACAGACGGACATATTACTGCTTCTGGTAATTTAATAGTTTCAGGAGCTGCAACCTTTGGAACAGCTACTGTTGTAATAAACGGAACATCTGGACATATTACTGCATCAGGAAATATAAGTGCAAGTGGAAACATGTCAATGAATGGCATTCTTAATTCAGGCGCTACTTTAACTACTCATCTAACTGCATCAGGTAATGTATCAGCTAGTGGTAATTTAATTGGAAAGAATTTAATTGCGTCAGGAGAAATAACGGCATCTGAATTATTAATAGTTGCTACAGGTTCTTCAAGATTCCAACTAGATGGAGCAGGAAATCTTCCTACTATTGATAACGATACAGTAGCAATATTCCAAAGAAATTTACCAGGCGGTGCAACTGCAGCGATAACGGTTCTTGGACACATTGCTGGAGAATCACTTATTAAATTCGGAGATACAGCTGACGAAGATATAGGTCGAATTAGATATATGCACTCAGACGATTCTATGGACTTCCTCACAAACAATACACAACAAATGTCTATTGATTCTTCAGGAAATATAAAGGCTGAAGGTAATATAAGTTCAAGTGGAGTTATTACTGCTGAAGGATTAATAATTTCTGATGATGCTCTTATAACAGATGATCTTACAGTTCATGGAAATATATCAGGAAGTTCTACTTCAACATTAACTATTGGTGGACTAGCAACTTTTGGAACAAATACATTAATATTAAACGGTACACACGGTCACATGACAATGTCTGGAAATATATCTGGTTCATCTACTTCATCAGTATTCGTAGGAACATTATCTGCACCAAGCATGACTTCTACAGGAACAATAAGTTCTTCAAATAGTATTGTATCTGCAAATATTACAGCTTCAAACAATTTAACTGTATTTGGTGATCTTATTGGAAAAGGTAATGTTGCACTAGGAGATAATACTGTAGATAAAATTACAATTATAGGAAACGTTACTTCTTCTGGAATAATGGATTTTACAAATACAACAAATGCAACTGATGCATCAGGAGACACAGGAGCTTTAAGAGTTGAAGGTGGAATAAGTGTTGCTCAATCT